AGCGACGCGGATCCTGCATCGGCTGTTGCGCCGATGATCAGCTACTCTTGCCGTGTAAGGTATGCTGACAACTAGACAGACACGAAAACAACAAATGATTGGATCACTGCATTTGTGTTGGGGATGGGGGTTGGGAATCTGGGCAGACAATCCAATCTGGGGGAGGGGCACCACCGTTTACTCTAAACGGTGGGGGAGGTGGAGCTGCTGCAGCTTGTGGAGCGTTAGCGGAAGTAGCTGAAGAGGGCGCCTGTGCCCTTGGGTGCAGGAGCAGGATGTCCCTTCCGTTTAAGGGGTCGAAGTCCGGGCTTGCCGGGGATGTGTCCGCATCCTGCTCCTGAGACACTATGTGGCGACACCCATGGCCCAGGCGGCGGCGGAAGGCGAGTAGCAGCTCCATCTCCTGGTTCGCGTACCATGTAGTGGGTGATGAGTTCGCGCAGATTATAACACGAGTCCACACGGCAGATTTGTTGTGGTAGCGGCTGTCTAGTTCTGTGGTCCACTTGTCCAGGTATTGGTTCATCTCGTAGATCTCCCATTTCCTCCAGTCGAACTCGTCGAAGAGGATCGTTGCCTGGCCCATGTAGCGGCCCCACGGATCGCGGCCAGGCCTTACAACGAAGATACCACCCGTGTTCCGTAGTGTAGAGTTCATCAGGACCCTGTGGGTCTTCCCGGTGCCGGAAGGACCCCACAGGACCTGCACAGTGATCTCCCTCTGTGCAGGTGGCTCCGGTGCTACCCAGGCGTGGACTGATACTATGTTCTGGATGTACCGGAGAGCTGATGTCGCGTGTGCTGCTATAATCGTCTGCAGGGGAACACCGGCAGCGCATTTAGCAGCGATTTCGTCAAGGTCGGAGCGGTGCCCCTTGCCCATACCAGCTTTTGGATTGAAAACACCGTGTTCTTCTCCGGCCGAGACGCGGGTGTCCTCTTTGGTACAGTAGTCGCGGCACTGTTGCTCGTTGCCTCGGGCAATGAGCACATGGGCGCGACCACCGAAGAGGGGGATTACTGTACGGAGTCTGTACTTCTTGTTAAAGCGGCAGTATCCCTGGATGTGTAAGGTGCCATTGGCACCGCGTTCTAGTTGCCAAACTAGATACGCCATTTTCTCTTCGTTAAAGATAGGCCGCTCTTCGCCGGGGTTGTTGATTGTAAAGACTACGCGAGTAGTTTCTTTACGATCCGACTCTGGGAGGTCAGCTAGTCCGGGCGGGTAGAGCGGCACCTCACCGAGGGGTGCAGGGGTCTGGATCGGCGACGCAGCAGCGGCCGCGCGAGCCAGTTGACCCATGCGAGAATGGGCGCGTTCTACGCGTAGTGGTGTAGAGGCAGCTGCCGCAGCAGCGGCCGGTGCATGTTGTTCATCATCGGAAAGTGCAGGAGATCTTGCTGCCACCATGCCATTAACCGCGCGATCGCGTTCGGCTTGCTGGAAAGCGTCTTCCCATTCTTCCGGTGTGATTTCCTCGCAATCGTCATCGTAGTCCATAGATGACGTCGCCTCGGCTTCAGATTCGATGAAGTAGCTTCTGGCATCCATTAGGTAGAGAGAGAGTTAAAAAGTGCAGTGCCACGTGGGCTCCACGTATTTATAGTCCACTAATGACGTGGCAGGTGTGGGCCCGCACCTTCCTGCCACAACCATTCGCAGAATAGCGTCATACACGTAAGTAATTACGTAATCAGATCCTAAATCCGGTTCCTAGTCTATGCACACGGCCAGACCCATTAGATAATAAATAGGGCCCGCCGTTGCGGGCCCGACCCGTAGCAGCGGCAGGGGGCCCCCCCCGTAGCGAAGCGAAGGGAGGGGGTGCCGCTGCGAAGGGAAATATGGGAAACCCATTCCGGAGGCAGGAGCCGAGTTAAACGGGGGAGGGCCCCCCCGAAGCGAAGCGAAGGGAGGGGGGGGACCCGTGTACGAGGCGACGCCGAGTCCTCTCCTAAACATGCCGGATACTAGAAGAACACCCAGCCGGGGGTGTTGCGGTAGCGTAGGTCGGGGTGGGTGGGTGGGGGAGGTGACCTTAGGTAACTACTATTACCCTAAGGTCACCTTGGCGCACCTAGACTTAGGCGCATGCCCAGAAAAGGGCAAACTGCACCTGAGTGCACCTCACTGCACCTTTGACGTCATTGAATGACTAGTCATTCGTGACGTCAAGCGCTTCAGAACTAACTTTGTTAGAGCAGATGTATAGGAAAACTGTGGGGAAGCGCCGCCCTGGCTGGACTAGGGCTTTGTCGGTGAGGCACGAGTATGCCACATCTGGGCCGGCACGTCGCCGTGCTGCGGCACAGATGCGGCATGATAGAGCCCGTGATATAAGGTATGGCTACCGTGAGGCGGAAGCGTTGGCCAATTTGGCCGTTCGTGGACTTCAGCTAGCTCCTGGCGAGCTGAAGTCTGTGGATATCTACTTGGCCCCTGCTGAGACCTTCTGGTCTGGGAACCGTACGCTTCTGAATGGCATCGCCCGTGGAGATGACATTACGGAGCGTAACGGTAGGCAGGTCACTCTGAAGAGTGTGGAGATTAACCTGGTCTGTAGGCCATCTCCTGTGGCGGACAATCCTGTGCCGCAGGTTGTTCGCTTTCTGCTGGTCTACGACCGGCAGACGAATGCTACTGCGCTTACGATAGATCAGGTTCTAAGTGCTACTGGTTCTGCGCATGTAGTCATTTGTCCCAAGAACCTGGAGAACCGCGACAGGTTCTTGATTCTACGCGACATGAAGTTCGGTGTGCATAGTTCTTCGTCTGCGAACTTCCAGTCGGCCCCGAAGATGATGAAGGTCTATCAGACGTTGAACTTGCCGGTAACGTTCAACGCTGGAGATGCTGCTACTGTAGCCGACATTACTACGGGGTCGCTCTATGGTATTATCATGAGCGACGCGGATCCTGCATCGGCTGTTGCGCCGATGATCAGCTACTCTTGCCGTGTAAGGTATGCTGACAACTAGACAGACACGAAAACAACAAATGATTGGATCACTGCATTTGTGTTGG